GGATATCAAATGTTCGAAACTGCGGTTGATAATCTTATGCAGGAAAAAGGAGATGCGAATAAGATGCAGCCTCCTGTTGGATTCGCTGAACCATTAAATAAAATGGATCAGTTAGGTGTAGAACCCAGATCACCATCTGACCCAGCTAATAATGTTGTTGGTGTTCCTGAAGGTCCTATTAATCCTTTAACAGCACAAGCAACACCTCCTCCAATACCTCAAGTTGGGAGTTAAACTGGTTTACTAGGTAACGAAAAATAATATGAATAAAAAAATGCGAGTGTTTGGAGAAGGTGTTAGGGATTATGAAAGTGTTTTTATACAGAACGATGGTTCTAAGAAGCTATATAAAAGATATTTCAATTACGATAAGATCCAGAAACCTATTAACTTCGAAAGTATTGCGGAGTTACGAGATGTTTTTCATGCATTCTTAAAGCAAGGTTCCATTGATATGTGGAACAATTCAGTTCGCCTTAAATGGCTTCTTTCTAATTTTATAGTCAAAGGTAATTTTGGTATGTTATCTTTTCATACAAGTGCAAATGTTTTTAGTCCATGGATGAGGGAGAGTGTTGGTATTAATTATGATTTTCTGTATCAGGGATTTCCATATAAGTCATTGGAAACATATATGGATGAGATATTCCCTGATTTCCAAAAGAATAATCCATTTAGTAATCCAGAGTTATATGAATTCCCGTTTAAATTTATAACGGTGGATTTTTTAATGCTGGTTTATCAGATACCTGAGAGAATGGATTTACTTAGACATGCTGATAATAAGAAGATGAACTTCAATGCCTTTGCAGATTATATTATTAATTATACAAGTAAATGTAATTTTGTTGATCCTGAGGAGATGTATGAATTCAGGAGGAATGTAAATATGGGTCAAAGAATATCATTTATTAAATACAAAAACTATGGACAAGAAGAAGGAACAAAAGAATAAGCCGTTGCCGGTTACTTTCATAAGTGGAAAGTACGGTTACTACCAAAAAAATACCTTTCAGGAGCAATTACTCTTGAAGGCTATGCGTGTTACAAGTGATCCTCAAAAACTTCGCAAGATGATTGGTGCAAAGACTGTTGCTGATGTGGCAAGAGTTTATGATAAAATCTCCAGTCGTAAGGAATACAATTCAGCATTACAAAAGCTAGGAATGGATTTTGATTGGATAGCAAAAGGATTAAAGGTAGAAGCTGAAACTGCAGAGAAGTCTGCTGATAGAATTAAGGCACTTCAGATTGTTTTGAAGTCTCTTGGTATGGATGCATATGAAGATGTTCCTATGGATACTGGAAGTTGGGAGGATCTTATTCTTAAGGCCTCTGAAACAAAACCAGAACAGATCGAAGCACCTGATATTATTGATGCTGATTATGAAGTAGTACAACCTAAGATACCAGAGGCTATGAGAAAGATGCGTGAGAGAGAGGATAAACAAGGTAAAGACTTGTATAAAAATGAATAACGGAATATCAAAATTAATGGATCCTAAATTTTACATCGAGAAATTTTGTAAAATTAAGGGAAAAGTTCCGGGACTTGTTCCGTTTATTTTGAATGAGGCTCAAAAGGATTTCTTAAATGCTTTTAGAAAGTTTAATCGTTTGATCATTCTTAAAGCCAGGCAGATTGGATTTTGTTTGGATCCTGAGACAAAAATTTTTACATCTGATTTTAAATGGATAAAACTTGATGATATAAAAATAGGTCAAGAAATAGTCTCTGTTGATGAATTTTGTAAATCGGGAAGTGGTTCATCTCGAAAAATGAGACGAGCGTTCGTCGAAGCAAAAAAAGATGTTTACGAAGAAGCTTTCCGTATTAAAATGTCTAATGGAGAAGAATTGATTGCTACTGCTAAACATAAATTTCTTGGGAAGGTTAGAGGGGCTGTTCATACTGTATGGCGTTGTGTTGAAGATACTCGTGTTGGAGATGAAATAAGAACTATTGTAAAACCATGGGGTGAATCTAATTATGAGGATGGTTGGTTTGGTGGGATAATAGATGGAGAAGGTAGTTTGAGTAAAAAGAATAGAACGGGAACTAGTTTAACAATCAGTCAAGTTGAAGGTCCTGTTTTACAAAGAATGCTTAGTTATATTAATAATAACTACGTTTTTCGTATTGAATGGGATAAACGTAAATCAGGTTTATCCAGTAAACTTGGAAATAAGCCCGTATGTAAAATAGTTATAAGTAATCTTAGTGATGTATTTAGAGTTATGGGAAGTTGTCGTCCAATCAGATTTATTAATCGTGACTGGTGGGAAAATAAAAAACTTCCTGGAAATGGAGAATCATGGGCTAAGGTTATTTCTATTGAATCACTGGGAGTACGTAGAATGATTGATCTTCAGACTTCAGAGAAAACATTTATTGCTGAAGGATTCGTATCGCATAATTCAACTGTGGTTACTGGAATCCTGTATCACAGAACCATTATGACTCCTGGAACAAACACTGCACTGATCGGATATAACTCCGACCTTACTTCAGAGTTGTTGGATAAAGTTAAAACGTTCTATGCCTCTACACCCACAAACCTTAGACCAACAATCCAGTACAACTCCAAGTATGAGGTATCATTCCCTAAAATTGGCTCAAAGATTATCGTGCTTCCATCCACTGAAAACGTAGGTCGAGGATATACACTCCACAACGTCCTAGCTACGGAGCTTTCTGCTTGGGAAAAAGCAGACGAGAAAATGATGACACTCGAAGCATCTGTTCCTATTACTGGAAAGATCGTTATTGAGTCTACGCCTAGAGGTCAAGGTAATCTATACCATCGTATGTGGTCTTCGGATAATGACTATTGTAAAAAAGAGTATGGGTGGTGGTGGCTTTATTCCGAAGCTGAGATTGAGATCATACGTCGCCGTATGAATGATCCTCAAAAGTTCGCACAGGAATATGAGCTTACATTCCTTACTTCCGGTCGTCCTGTATTTGATCCAGAATCAGTTAACGCAATGCGTAAGCATGAGTTACATGTTGGAGATACTGTGATTGACGATAAGGGATTTGAACATACAGTACGAGAACACCATGGTTGGGTATTCTATAAAGAACCTAATCCAGAATCTTTTTATGTCTGCGGTGCCGACGTTGCTGAGGGTGTTACTGGGGGTGACTATTCGGTTGCTATAATTTTTGATCGTAGAAGCGGAGAAGAGGTTGCGTTCTACCGTGGCTTGCTTGCCCCAGATAAATTCGGTGAATCATTGAATGAGATTTGTAGGGTATATAATAATGCCTTACTTGCTGTTGAGGTCAACAACCACGGTCTCACAACCATTACTATTCTCAAACAGCTCCTATATCCGTCTATGTACTTCAGACCTTCTAAGTTTGAGGTTGTTGGTGCACCATGGAGTGAGAAACTTGGATGGAGAACAACCCGTTTGACCCGTAACCTTTTGATTGATGATCTCGGTCAGGCTATACGAGACCATGATTTGATCGTTCATTCGAAATATCTCTTAGATGAGATGACGGTTTTTGTGTATGACAAGAACAATAACGCAGGACCAATGGATTCTTTCCATGATGACTGCATTTTTGCGACAGGAATTGCCAATCAAGCCTTCAAAGTGATGAGTATGGATCCACAAACACAACTTTCGGAGTCACATTCACCAACTTTTGGTGGATATTAGCAGAAATAAGGGACTAATTGTATAATTATCTAATAAATATATGGCAACATCAGGATATCACCAATTTAATACGTATTCGGCATCGGATTTCGGTCAGGACGAGGTCGAATTAATGAAAACGTTCTACTTGCAGATGAACGATGCTCGTCAGAACTTTCTATACAACCTAAAACCACGTCTTGATCGCTCATATAAACTTTATGTGGGTTTTACGGGTGACCGTCAACTCCAAATTAAGAAATGGCAAGCAAACATATTCGTCCCATATGTTCAGGCTGTGGTGGAAACTCTCATGCCTCGTGTTTTGGATGCTCGTCCAGATTTTACAGTACAAGGAAGAACAGAAAATGATCAAATGAAGTCAGAGAAGCAGCAACAACTCGGAGATTATATCTGGGAAATATCTGGTATGGATAGTACAACAGAAACGCTTGTGCGTTCATCTTTAATTTATGGTACAGGTTACTTACAGGTATCATGGAAGAAGGATGTTCGTAAACTTAAGTTCTTAAAGTCAAAGAGTATTGGTGATAAGATTTACAAATACGAGGTTAAAGAAAAAACATTTTATGATGCTCCATTCTGTGAATGGGTAGATAACTATTCACTCTGGTATGATTGGCACAACACAGCTCGTCAAGATAAACAATATTGGTTCAAAAGACTAGTTTTAACTGCTCCAGATATACGAAGACGTTACCCAATGGCTGATAAGAAGAGACTTGATCTCGCATTAAATAGTGCTGGGGGTGATTTGAACGATTATGCTAATGTTCGTATCCATGTAAAATCTGCTCACGAACTTATTACCAAAGGTGCAAATGCACTTAATGGTCCTCTTCGTTCTCAAGGTGGAGATAAATATAATACTTTCGGTGATCCAGAACTCTTGATGTATGAAGTATTTGAATGGCATCGTCCTTTTGATGATGCTTATTCAGTTCACGTTGGTGGAAGTTATGTTCCAATATTACGTGGAGGTGTTATTCCATGTCCTTATGATTTCAAAGAAGCTCCGTTTATTGAATTTCCTTACTTAAAACTCCCAGGTGAATTCGAAGGTTATGGTATTCCCATGATCTTAGAGAATCCACAAATAATGTTGAACATGATTAAGAACCAGCGTCTTGATGCTGCTACTTTGAGTATTCATAAGATGTGGATTGTTAACCCATTAGCAAACATTAACAAAGATGAATTAATAACTCGTCCTTTCGGTATCATCTATTCCGTTGATCCAAATGGTGTTAAGTCTGTTGAGTTCAGTGATATTAAATCTTCAGCTTACAAAGAAGAAGACCTGTTGAAAAGCGACATGCGTTATTCTTCTGGTGTGGATGATTTTTCTATGGGATCAGGAGGTGCTGCTTCTTCAGCTACTGAAGTTCGTCACCTTCGTGAATCAACACTTGAGCGTGTTCGTCTATTCGTCAACCACTTAGGAGAAGGATTCTCTGACGTGATGCGATTTTGGATGGATATGAGTCGTCAGTTCTACACTAAGTCTATGATCATTAGAATTCTTGGTGATGATGGTGCTGTTCAATTCCCTCTTATTGAAAAGGATGACCTTGAAGGTAAGTTCGATTACAAGGCTACAGTCTTGCCATCCATTGCCGGTCAGAATGATGTCAAGAAAAAACAGGATATGGATTTGTTCCAGTTACTTATATCTTTGCCATTCGTTGATCCACGTAAACTTACATCAAAGGTTCTTCAGGATTGGAGTTGGAGTCTTGATTCTATTGCAAAGTCTGCACAAGATCAATCAGGTCAACCAGCAGTTGGTCCCGATGGACAACCACTTCCACCAGGAGCAACACCACCAGGAGGTCCAGGAGGAATGCCACCACCAGGAGGAGCACCAGGTCCAAGTATGCCACCCGGAGGTCCAGGCGGAATGCCACCTCAACCACAAGCACCTCAACCACCTCAGGCTCCACAAACTAAAACTCTTCCACCAGGTGTTGCTAGTAAGGCAATGTCTATGTTGAGAACATCTGGCGATATGCAGCAACCAGCAGCTGCCGCTTCTTCACCATTCACACAAGCTAGTTCACCAATCAATCTTTTAAATAAAGGTGGTAATCTTCCTACACCAAAGGGTGTACCAGCAGGTAAGGCTGGAACTGGTGGACCTGGTTTTACACCAAAGACAACTAATCTTCGTGGAATGAACAGAAAACTTGGAGGAAAAGTAAACACAAACCTAAACATGTCTGGTAAATCAAGCGAAGAGTCGAAACTTTTGTCACGAAGTGAAAGTATACAGAGTTAATTATATGGCCCCATACGTTTCCAGAAAACAAGAAGAATTTTTTAACGCTAATCGTTCAAAACTTGAGTCTCAGGGTGTGTCTGTAGATGAATGGAATAAGTCAAGTAAGGGAATTCGGTTACCTTTAACTGTGAAGAAGAAAAGGAAGATACTTAAGAATCACATTAAACCTATGTTATAATATCTATATGAGTGAAATACTTCGATCAGATGCCATACGTAGCGTATCTCAGGGCGTTCCTCCAAGGACCTCTGCTTCTGCCACACCTCTCGTTCAAGATGGCAAGGATGTAAAGGATAAAAAGAAAGGTATATTAAAGAATGTAACAAGAGGTAAAATTCCACCTAGTAGTCCATCACAAGAAAGACGACCAGTAGGAGAGATAACTAAACCCTCATTAGCAAGTCACGGAGCTGATTATATAAAACGTAGACAAAGTATTAATAATAATTACCAATAGAGTATAATTTTATGGAAGATAAAAATAAGAAAAAGTTAATATTGAAAATGGTTATTGCCAGTAAGAAAGGTAAAGGTGGGCCAGGTTCAGTAGATAGCGACAGTGTTGGTCAGTATGCGATAGATGATCCAACCAAAGCCATGGCAAACATGGATAGTGGTATGCCAAGAAAGCATGACGGAAAAGGAGGACCAGGTTATAAGAAAGGTAAAGGTGGTCCGGGTCCAACCCCAGCAACTGATCCCTCAATGAATCCTCTAATTCCAGGACTCGATCAACCAAGCACAACAAATCCAGTAGATCCAACTCAGGGTGGGACACTTACTCCACCAGGAGCAACACCAATTACACCAACCAATCCAGCAGCTACCCCCCCACCAGGAGGAGCACCAAATCTTCTTTCAACAATTGCTCCATTGCCAAAATTGAAAGCAGGAATGGGAAAGTCAATGAGCCCAAAAAGGTTCTCGGGTGTCAGAGCTTCAGCCACAGCAAACAAATCAGCAGGAGCTAAGAAGACTACTGCTAAGAAAGAAGCTTTACAAGGTGCAATCAGAAAGATGTCAGGTACAGCAGGGAAGTCTCCAGCACCAATGCGTTCAATGAAGAATATGCCGTCGTTTAAGTAATTATTAAATAAGAGTAAATAATATGAAAAAAAATATGGTAGGGAGTAAGAAAGCGGTTAAGAGTTTCTTTCATAATGATATTAATAAGTTTGTAGATGATATGCCTGATAGTGAAATGAAATCATTGATTAAGGAGTTGGGTGAAACGAGGTACTGGATTGCTATTGTAAAATATATTCAAGACAGAACATTGATTGCCAACGGGACTTTAATCATGTTGGATCCTGTTAAGGAACCTACTAAAATCGCTAGGACGCAAGGTATCATGAGTGGTTTGATGGATATCTACAATATGGAAACCACAATGAAGATACCAATAGATCAAGCAGAAAAAGCATTCAACGAAGCGAATGATGAAACTCCAGCAATTGATAATGATGGCCCTCAGTATTAATTATCAAGGTACTAATGGTATAATATTTATATGGCAGAACATTGGATCCAGAAAATGCATATGAAAGAGGGTGCCTTGCATAAAGATTTAGGTGTTTCAGCGGGAACTAAAATATCTGCAAAGAAACTTACATCTGCTACCCACAGTAAAAACGCTAAGACCGCAAAACGTGCAGTATTAGCCAAGACATTATCGAAATTCCATCATTAGAAAACGGTCGTTATAATATTAGTATTAATTAATTCAATATATATATGGATAAAGAAGAAGGAAAGGAACATGAGAGTTCTGAATCAGCTGGGTTTGAAAAATCAGAGCCCGCAGACAAGAAGAAAAAGAAAATAATGAAGAAGGCTCTAAAACAAGCTGCTAAGAGTTCCAAAAAAGAAGGTTCTAAGGACGAAGAATCAGGTGAATCACCTGATTTTGAATCAAAAGAAGATGAAGGTTCAGAAGGGGCAGGAGGTCCTGGAAAGAAATACAGTTTTTTAGGTAAGATGAAATAATTTATGGCACATAGTGATGTAATGAAAATCTTAGCTCAGAAGGGAACTCAACCCAACAAGGATTGGGGAAAGATCTTGAAAGAGGACATGAAACTGGATAAAAAAGAAGACAAGAAGGACGGTAAAAATAACGTAAAAATGAAAAAGGATATTCTTAAAAACTGCGTTGGCAAAATGAAATAGTATGAACAAGGAGAACTATACAACTAAAGATGCCAAGACAATAGGTGATAAATTGGGCCTTAAATGGAAAACAATTAAACCTAATGTTTTAAATAAGGGTATGGATGTTGAGGAAGAACATAACGAAGACAAGTCAGTTGACGGTGTTAATCCAAATATTATCCATGGTGATACTAAGAAGATTGCCAAAATAGCTCTTGCTCACTTAGGCGAAACACCAGATTATTACAAACGATTAAAGGTCGTCGAAAGTAAGAAGGAGATTATTAAAAAAGCTGTTAAGAATAAGATATAGTATGGATGAACCAACAACAACACAGTACTCCGGTCCTGCAACAACGGCTACATCAGCTTCAGAAGGAAGATTGAAAGTAGATGCTGGGAAAGGTGTTTCAAAGAAAGAAAAGAAACATGCTTTGAAAAGGATCATGGACAAGGTACTGGAAAAAGTTAAAACTGTTAAAATGAAAATGAAGTAGTCGTCAATTATTAAATTAATTATGAATAAAATATATGGCTAATCCAAACGAGTTTAATACAAATGGGTCCGTACCAACGGGCAGCCCGACGAATGGTGCCGACAACGGAGCGGGGACACCGACTGTAAGTCAAGAACAGTTTTATAATCTTGAAAAGTTAGTAGGAACGCAAGGACAAGAGCTTGGTGATTATCGCAAATTTTTTGCTGATGTTTCTCCACTCTTAGATAAACTGGATAAGAACCCTGAATTAGTTCAGGCAATTATCGACGGTAAGATAGATACAGAGTTGGTGAAAGCCGCTCTGGAAGGTAAGTTGTCTTATAAGGAGGCTACAGTTATAACTACTGCTAACGCAGAAGTTAAAAACGATTTAGGTTCAAGAATCTATAATCAAACTTCTCCTGAACAGATTTCTGCCTTGATTGAGGAAAAGGTTTCCGCAGTTAAAAAGGATATGCAGAATTCATTAAGGGATGTAGAAGATATTCGAAACTTCGAATCCAATGTTAATGATTTCATTACAAGAACTGATGATTTTTCAGACTACGCTAAAGCAATTGACGCATGGCTGGATGAACATGATATTACTGATATTGAAGTTGCATATTATGCTGTTAAAGGACAAGTGTCCGAGCGCGACGCTAAAAAATTAGCTAAAGAAGACAAAGCTGAATACGAAAAGAACCTAGCTTTGAACGCTGGTGGTGGAGGTTCAAGAGTGACTTACTCTGGTGACCAAGGTGCAAGTATGATTGACCAGCTTGTTGCTGGAAGATCTAATCCTAATAGCTTCGGTTAAACCAAAAAAGTATTAATAAGTTAGTTTTAAAAGTTATATATGCCTAATACATATCCATATTACAACGAGCCTACGCATACGCAGGGTCCTGTAACAAATGTCGCTGGTAACGGTGCAAGAGACACCGCTACGTCAGCAGCTGAACAACGTCTTATCGTTGACGCTGTCGATAAAATATTCTTGCTTGAGCCAAACAAGCACCCTCTCGTCACTCTTCTTACGAACGTAGGAAAAGTATGGGATGGAAAAGCATGGAAAGGTTCTGGTATGCTCAAGAGAGCTACAGGAAATCCTGAATTCAAGTGGTTCGAAGATTTCTACGGTGGACGTTACTGCCGAGTCTCGACAATACTTGGAACAACTGGTGCTGTAACACTCGGTGTTATCGGTGCTGGTGGTTCATCTGGTTATCTCTTTACTGTCGGTGACGTTGTAAAGAATGCTAGAACTGGTGAAAACTTTATTGTCGACACAATCGCTTCTGCTACTTCTATCACTGTTGCTGCTTCTGGACGTGCCTTTGGTACTACAGCTGCTGCAATAATGGTTCCTACTGATGGTCTTTACATCATTGGTAATGCGAACGAAGAAAACGCTGGTGCTCGTAACGTCAACGCTACACAGTCAACTCCTGTTACGAACTACACTCAGATCTTTAAGACGACAATTGCCGTTTCAAATACTGAGAAAGAAGCCAATCTATACGGTGGAAAGGACTTGCCTTACCAGCGTGCTAAGAAAGGTACAGAACATGCTCTCGACATCGAGCGTGCATTCTGGTGGGGTCAAAAGACCTATAACACGACTGGCCTCCAAGGTCATCCTCGTCGTGGTACAGGCGGTGTTCTTGAGTTCATCGAAGCTGGAAACTCATATGTTCAGAACCAAGGTGGTCCTTTGACTGCTCCTGATTTGAACACATTCTTGCGTGAAGGATTCACTTACGGTAATGACACTAAAATGTTGTTTACTGGTGGTGTAGTTCTCCAAGCAATCAATGAAATTGCTCGTGGTCAAATCCTTATGACTCCTGTTTCATCTACTTATGGAATGAAAATTTCTACATGGGTAACTGCTTTTGGAACTGTAAACATTGTTCACAACCCATTGTTCGTTGAAGATTACGCTGGCTACGCATTTATGCTTGATATGGAATCTTTTGCTTATCGTTTCATGAATAATCGTGATACGAAATTGGAGACAAACATACAAGCACCCGACGCAGATGGACAGATTGATCAATACATCAGTGAGGTAGGTTTGCAACGTGCCCAGAGCGCTAAGCATGCGTTGCTAAAAGGTGTGACAGCTTAGGTTTTTTGTGTTATAATATTATATGAAAAAATGTCTAAAGTGTGGTGAAGATAAAGATCTTGATTCTTTCAGCCAAGATATTCGTAATACAGATAGTAAAATGGCGGTGTGTAGAATTTGTAGAAATAAAACACAACGAGATTTTAATAAAACTGCCAAAGGCAGATATATTGTATACAAGAAAGGTTCAAAGGAGAGAGGATTTATCTTCACTATCACGTTAGATGAATTCATGACTTTTTGGAATAAAGATTGTTCATATTGTGGTGATAAAATAGAAGGAGTAGGATTAGATAGAG